GTTACGAGGCAATTCATTATTTTTAAGTTTTCTTACATGACGCTTAAAGCTAACAACCTGTCCGGGATACAACCTATCCCATCTATCGGCATCGTTTCCAGCTTCTTTCATTACATGTCTGTACCAGTATCGTTCACGTCCTTCGGTAATTGCCTCTACCTTGACAGGATTGCTTTTTAAAGGTATCCAAAATCTAGCCTCGTTAATCTCTCCAGCCTTAAAACAGATAATATCACCATCCATTTTATAACCTTGACCTGGTGCAAATTTAGACCTAACACAAAACATTCCGCTATATGAGGCCATCTCATCCAATGACCCAACTACAATTATGTCCAAATCCAAGGCCAATACGTTATATCCAAATAAGCCACTCTCCCGACTGAACATATATACACGAGGCAAGACACCCTTATTTGTAGGACTGTAAAATGGCCTGACTTCTATATCTTCATCCAGTCCTTCCAGTCGTTCGTTAGTAAAACATATAAACTCGTGGGGCAATGTTAAGTTGCGCTGTACACCACGATGTAGATGGTTTATATAGGCTATAGCCCGACCATCGTCTTTCCAGCGATCTCCAAGCCAATAAAAACATACTATTGCAAGGCGTTTTTCACCCATTGTGGCCCACTTTCTTTATCCAGCGCTTTACGAAACATATATTTCGGATTTCCAGACACTATTTTTACTCCATTGGTCGGTCCGCTATGATAACAATGGCGCATTTTTTCAAACCATTCAGCAGGGAAAGTAAATCCTTCGTTAGCAAAATGAACTCCAAGATAATCCTGATCGCCACGATATATATCCATCAATCCAGAACTAATTAATTTATCAATGTCTACAACATACTTATTAGCGATCCACATCACTACAGAAGATGAGTATCTCCAAACAAATTTTTTACCTCTTTTATTTTTAATAGACCCAATTTTTACCTCGGGACTATCTTTACTTGAAAACTTAGGCGGCGCAAAAATTAATTCTTCCGGCAACTCTATCAGTTGGTTAATATCGGCACAAATAACCATATCCAAATCAAAAAATATGGACCTTCCACTAAACGGTAAATTATCTCTAAATATTTCCAGCTTCGACCACCATCCTGGCAAACCATGAATTAAAGGTACAGACTCACAATTATCTATATTTTCTTTAATATTAGTTAAACACCAGAATTTCAATTCATGAGATGTGTATTTAGCAACGTTACTATTTATCCTTGCTACATCATCCAGACCATAGTCTCTGCCCCTAAACTCACCATCCCAGAAGACAGTAACAACATTTATTGGTTCATCCATGCCACATCTCCTGTTTTATCCAGTTTTCTGCAATTGACGGATCATACGTTAAACCGCAAAAGGTGACTACTTTTTCAGCATCTCCAGTTTTTATAATTTCATCAACGTTAACAAACATATAGTTGTTAACGTACTGTGATACATATCTCTGCCTTAGCTGTAATGCCATCACAAACTTTTCTATTTTTCTTATATGTCGCCTACCCATTCTTGGATGACGTAATACGCTATTAATAACAGCCTCAGACGACCTATCAATAAATAACCAAGTAGCTTGAGGGAACGCCTCATTCCATAATTGCCATGTTAGTAATATATTACTTGTCTTGACTAGCCAAGGTCCGTCTGTGTTTACTAATGACAAGATATTTTCTTTAAATTTCATTGCCTTTTTAATATCAGGCAATGGTACGCTCCAATTTTTATACCCAATGAGTAGCATTTTAAGATATCTTTTGATCTCTATATTTTCGCTTCCGAAATCGGAATTGGTTTTTTTGTACTTAGTCACTCCAGCCTTACCGACCCATGCTCCATGATGGTGAAGCAATCCAGCTATCATTGTAGTACCACTACGAGGTGGAGAAGCTATTAATATAGGATTATGCATTACTCACGACTCCTGCAAGCCAATTGTCTCTAACAGCTTTTCTAAATAAACGCTTAGGATGACCCAAGATTATTGATGTCTCCTGGGTAGGCCCATCTTCATAGCAATATCTCAACTTGTCTACCCAGGTTTCAGGTAACCTACATCCTGCATCGGAAAAGTACAATCCAAAATAATCTTGATCTCCACGATATATATTAAATATCATTCCATCAGCTAAACCATCAAAGTCCACAAAATGTTTGCCTGGGATAAACGATATTACAGAACTCTGAAAGTTGTAGACAACAACCTTGCCGCTTCTCTTTAATCTGTAGTCGCCATAATTATGTTTTCTCCTGTTGTTCTTTCTTATGTTCCCGGCATGAAATGGAGAAGCAAATGCTAAGTCCGCTTCAAACTCAATAATTTTATCAATATGGTTGCATATCAAAACATCCAAGTCTAAATATAAAGTTCTACCCCTAAATGGCAAATCATCCCTAAATAATTCCAGCTTCGACCACCATCCTGGTAAGTTATATTTCAGTTCTATTGAATTACAATCTTTTATTTTAGTCTTTATGTTGGTTAAACACCAAAACTTTATATCATATGACGTATTTGCCGCAACATTCTTCATGACCCTATAAACGTCATCTATGTTATAGCGATTGTGTTCACCATCGCATAAAACAGTAATAATGTTTATTTGATTATTCATGCTATTCATTTGAAAAAATACCAAATATTATCTGCCTGCCAAAATTTTATGTCATATTTGCCAATAATTTCACGATCAACAGCGCGTTTTACACCAGTCCAGTTATAGTCATGACCTGCCATCATGCCACCAGTTTTTAATTTTGGCAACCATGCCACAATATCGGAAGCAGCGCCTTCCTCAGAGTGGTCAGCATCAATAAAAATAAAATCCAATGACTCATCTTCAATTAGATGAGCTGCTTCAGTAGATGGAAGTTCAATCAACTCTAATGGGCTTTTTTTTCTATTAAGTTCTCTACTAAATCTGATATAAAACTTTTCTCTTAATCTTTCAAAGCTCTAATTATGTATGCTGTAGTATTTCCGCGGGCTATCCCAATCTCTGCGCCCGTGGTAAATCCATATTTTTTTATCATACGAACTAGGAATTGTGGCCTACGACCAAATTCATGTTCTGTCTCTTTATTTTTAGGCACGACAACAATATCACCCACACATTCTTTAATGGGTAGATGAGCCTTTTTCTTATTGCTACTGTTTAATGTTTCATCACCGATGTAATACTGACCATACTCACCAGTCTCATCATTAGCCCATGCTATACCCCTGAGCAACACACCATTAAGGTAAACATGAAATTGATCGCCCTTATTTGCGTTATATATCATTGTCTTCCTTTCACCACTGTTTTTACATCCCAAGGTACGCCAATCATTGTAATGATCGTATGTCCTATTTCATTGCCCCGATGCACGCCTAACTTGTATTGCACATCCGTAACATGTCCCAATATCCTTCCATATTGATCGCTAACATGAAATTTTGGTATTACATCTTCTCCATGAACTTTAAGATAAATACACTCATTAGAGACCGGATATACACTACGTAAAATTGACCAGACAAAAAGCATCTTATTGCCTCCTTTTAATTTGTCATTTCTGCGTTTACTGATTGTTCAACATTACTTACAATATCAACACCGCTATCCTCATCCACCATTTTTAAGAACTGTTCAAAATCTATTTTTTCGTAACAGTCTATAGCACTTCCAGGGTTGACGTTATATATTTTTAATCCAATATGTTTAGCATCTCTGGCTATAGTCTCATGCGTGCCTTTCCACTTATTAAACGGCATACCTACGTTCTTATTCTTTCTATTAAAATCTTCACTGTATCCATTATGCCAGTGGCTCTCCTCATTTTTATCACGCTTTAAATCAAATCCAAACAGAAAGATAACCGCATTTGGTCCACCGAGGTGATATGCAAAGTTGATAGCGCTGCCACCTGAGTTTTTGTTCCAAGAAACTGAATCCCGTCTGCCGGTAATACCAGGCCCTTTCTGCCTGTCTCTCCTAAAGTACATTATTGCCGGATCACCATGACAATGCGGACAACAACCGGCCTTTATGCCACTAAAGGAATAGAGATTTCGTTCCTTCATCCTTCTAAATGTCTCGTAAAAAGACGTATCGCCAAACCAAGTAGCGTGTATCCATTCATTTGAATCTTTTATTTCTCGATAAGCTTTGTTAACTCCTATAACTCTTATTTTGCCTTCTTTTGACAAACGTTTTAGGATGTGATTATTTATTTTGCCAAATGATGGACCACCACCTATAATGATTATATTTTCGCCTGGCCATATATAACTATTCGGCAGGCGTATCTTGTTCGGTTGTTTCGGTCTTTGTTTCTGTTTTGGCTTTTGTCCCGATCTCTGCGATATCAGTTTCAAGCGCTCCTCCTGAAATCGCTTTTCCATCTCTTGTCTTTTTTTCCCCATCGTCATCCTCCGACTCATCTTCTTCTGATAATTCCATACCACACATACCGTATGCTTCTTGTTTAGTCAGTTTATGTGTATTTACTACCTTGCCAGAGGAATCAATTACATTCCAGTTGCCAAAACCAATAGACTTTGGGATAAGGGTTTGTACAGGCTCAGGTTCGGGACGTATACTATCGATATTACCTTCTACTAGTTCAAACTTATCTATAGCCTTTCCCAGTTCTTCAGGCCATGCTGCGATTATATCGTCATCTGATACGATAGAACCATCGGGTAAAATATGAATTCCAGTTTTGGACTTTTTCTTCCATTTAGGCGGTTTCCCTCTCTTTAGATTGGGGTTACCAGCCTGCTTAACTTTTTTGGCCGCTGTTTTTTTCTTTTTAGCCGCTTTCTTCTTTTTCTGCTTCATTATAGCTCTCCTTTTTTATCGTAGGGGCGACCTCAAAAGAGGCCACCCCTACTCATTATTAATATTATACTGCCACAGAATAGTGTACGATACCAGTATTGCCATTCTGGTCGGCACGTACCTGTGGTACCATAATGGCCATAACCTTAAACAACGAGACCAGGCCAAACTCAGCCTTATCCTGAAGTACCGTAGGTGTCATACCCATAACCATACGAGCAACATCAGGAGTAAGCTGAACAAGGACTACCTCATCATCTAGGAAGTCAGAACCTCGTACCAGCTCAAGACCACCCAGTTCAAGCAACCTAACCCTGATAGTCTTGGGATAACCAGGCACATAGTCGTCATCCAGCAGATACTCCCAGCCAGTGGGAATATACAGACCAAATGGTCCGCGATGATATGCATTCCGTGCGGCCTGCATCATCAGCTTAACATCTTCCAATATCTGCTCACCTACGCTACCGGTGCTTGTAGGTGTAAGAGCATTCCATGCACCAGCCAGGTTGCCGGTAATGCGTGATGGGAAGTTAGTGTAGCCATACACAGATCCACCACCATAGGCGAAGCTGGGGATGCCATCAAACAGAATTTCCTCGATCTTCTGCATAACCTTTACGGTCGATTCCCTGGTTTGTGTCGTATCCAGTGCTTCGCCCCTAGTCCTGCTGGCGTTCAGCACGCGAGCATTGATTTGGAAGTGAGAATGAACAATCGGCAAGGGCAGGTAGCCGATCTCGAACTCGACACGTCCTTGTTCTGCCCTGACAACCGCATCCATGTTTACTTCAGCATCGGGCATCTCGCCCACTGTCTCAGTCTCAAGTATAGTAGTCCCAAGAGGATTCTTTAGGCTATAAGTAAGCCCCCTGCTAATCAAGTCCTGGACAGCCCCTAGCTGCATTTTGGCAGTTGCAACCAAAACGTCATCCATCTGCTTCCACTCATCTTTGCGTAGCGTAGCGTTTTGGACCATAACTTCCCGACCCGCAGAATTGCAAAACGCTCCAATAGGAATCTCGATTCCGCTATTCAGTCTGCGAGTTTTAATATAAGGTCTAAGAAGGCCAGGGTCCAACTTACCCCCAACAGCGGCATTCAGCAAGAAATTTGCAAAAGGCCCGTGAGGAGAACCATTAACAATACTATCTATTTGTACGTCATTCATAATAATCTCCTTATATGATCTCGACTTTGATACGCCAATCACCAGCACCACCGCTTGACTCTTGGCTGGAGTTTGACAGGTCCAGATCTTCCAATGCTATCGCAAGTGCCCTTGCTGGAGCAGCTTGAGTGGAATCCTCATCCACAACCTTGCGTAAGCATCCATCACCGTTTGATTCGAGAAAATCTCCAAGGGAGACATCCTCGTTATCAGCAAGCCACGCATGAATTTGGTCACCTGCTCGATATACGTTAGCCATAACCTCATCATCAGCAGCATAGTTATCGTCAACGCTATTGCCCTGAAGATCATCTTCGCGAGCAAAGCGAGCAATAGCAGACCCTCCAGCAGTTGCGTGTGGTTTCAACTTCAAGGTGCCGCTATCAACATAATACTCTACCAAATCTCCAGGCCTAATCGCAGAATATGCAGGCAGTTCCACGTGGATATGGGTAAAGTCCTTCACAGTAATTGATGTCACGTTACTAGCCATTGTTAGCCTCCTTAAACATGTCATCAGCAGTAGGTATCGCCAAAGGTTCGTCCTTGGCGTTTTCTACTGGGGGTGCACCGATGTTTCCCAGATAAAGCGGAGCGGGATCTTCCTTCTGGGCCGATACCAACAAAGCGGTATTTTCCAATATCTCGATGGGCATTTTCCCCAACTGTTCATCCGTAAACCTGTTGCCATCGGCGTTCTTAATTATCTCAATCAACTGCATTTTCTCCTGCTCGGCAAGGCGCAATCCACGATTGAGCACTTCCCGAACATTTTCAGGTAACTGCTCCAAAATCTGATTTTTAACCTCATCCGCAGAAACGGCAGGAGTTTCTTCAGCAGGAGTAGCATCCCCTGGCTGTTCATTTGCAGCAGCTTCCTCTACCACTTCTTCCTCAACACCCTCTTTAGTAGGGGGAGTTTCTTTAGTCTCATCAGTCATATCAGTCTCTCCTTTGTTTTCAATTGATACTCTTGTATATGTAACAACCTTGCGCACCTCGTAAGGTTCTGCAAGCTCAACGTTACCCTTTTCATCTATGATATAATCTATACGATAGAGCTTATCGTCCTGCCTATATATCGCATAGTCAGGATAAATATCTGACACATAAGCATATGATTTATCTGTCTCTACCTTATCGTAAATAGCTGACGATATTAGACGAGAGACATCATCATAACTCATGGTTTGGTTAGCATACATAACAGGATCATCTTTGGCGTTCTCGATCTCAAATTCTTTCTTCAACAACGAGTTTGCTTTAGAAACTACATCATTGCGATTGAATTGAGATCCACGCTGTTTGGCAGCTACCAACGCACCCTTATTCAATTTATTGGTGTTGGGATTCACTACAGGGTATGAGATCAGTTCTCCAGAAGTAGTCGCTGTAGCATTGCCGGCCAAGGTTTTAGAGGCTATCCATTGCTTGGCCTTGGCATCTAGCCCAGCTATAGTTGATGGTACATCTTCGGGTTTTTGTGCGCCTAAGTGTTTATAGTATCCATCGATGTAAGCGCTTAATGTTTTACTTACACCACCCCATGCAGTGTCTTCCGTGCCTTCGTATGAAGGTGTGCGAGCGTTTCTTATACCGCAACCATCCTCTACCGAACATGCACCTATATCGTTTACTAAAATAGCTACATGATCGGGCTTCATGTTTAAGATTTCTCCGCTATGTTCTTTATCATTCCATACTCCAGGTTCTGTCAATTCTGTTGGGAACAGACCAGTGGATACCTCAACGTTCTCAGAATTCATTAGCTTCTGATATAGTTCAGGTACCTTATTTAATAGTCGCGCCCTATTAAGCCACATCTCTGCCTTAATCTTGTTGCCGTCAATCCTAGCATTAAAGAGTCTACCCGCATTATATTCATTAAGTATTTGCGGATTATCACATGGAGCCGTTGGATGGTAAGGTACTGGAATAGGTACACCGTTCCAACTATTAACGGAATTTCGTAGCGTTTCTTCACTGTAGAGATAACATCCATTACTGCCGCAATGCACTCCCTCAACTAAGATTACGGCTGGAACTACAATATGCGGTTGATCTTCCAACATTTCTTCTCGTACAGCGTAATTACTTATACTTGCATTTATTTGCAAGCAACTTGATTTTTTTTCGTCAGTCATTTGGTGCTCCTTCGGGATTATTACTCTCCCCTTTGTTCGTTAATTCCCCCGGTATCGTCAGTCATAGCAGCTTCTTCCGAATCGTCTGGATTTCGAGATATTACTGATGGAGTAGTACGTTCTCCTGTCTCGAAATCTTCTTCTAGGTTTACTTTGGAAAGAAGTTCGATTATTTGGTCTTCATCCAATCCTAGACATAACCGAATAAACATTTCGAGAGGCATTACTTTCACTGAATCTGGAGTGCTAAGATATCGTGCCATAGAGTTTGACCTTAAGATTCCAGCCTGCGCACGGTCTTTCTCACTTACGCTGCGCAGATTAGGCCATTGTACTTGATATTTATCGTTTTCAGGCTTTGATATAGTTCCTACCTCGATAAGCCTGTCAATAAACGGTCGAATAACGATGGGAGTCGCAAACCAATTTCGCCGTTCATCGATATAGTCAAGCCAATTTGACCTATCCTGACTGGAGGCCAACTCGCCTCTCTCGGACCCGGTTAAGATACGTTTCGGAATTCGTGTGCCAGCCGATAAATCTTGCAATTGAGCGTCCAAGTGTTTAAGTGGATCTTGAACCTGCGTCTCAAGGGATTTAATATCAACACCTTGCATAAACAAAAATCTACGCAAGTTGTTTTCATATTCTTCTAGCTGTTCTCTCATATCGGCAATATTGGGGTCGTCCTCATCCCATTGATATTCAGGGTCCATCTGAGCCGAGTATCCTGGGCGAGCACCACGCCAAAACATTTCAGCGCTTCCCCCAACAACCTTATCAATGTCTTGCAGTCTATTATAAGGATTTCGCAAACGAGGGTCACCATAAATATCACCTTCTAAATTGTCTTCCAGTACATGCACTACGCGAGAATGATGTGTAGCTACTTCACTAGCCAATAATAAATCACCTTTTTCCATAGAAACAGGGGCAACAGTACCGTCTTCTACATCAGAAGTCGCAGAAGCCAAATTAATCGTATAGTATTTTGGATATCCATAACGAATACTCTTAATATCGGCATCCAACTGTTTAATAGTAGCATTATGTTCTTTAAAGCATTGTATATATAAAAGTTTACTACCTTGCTTTATTGGTTGTCCCATGTCAGCTACATTTTTCACATCATCAAAGCCCAATAGCAGTACTGAATATCTCCCAAATCCCAACAATTTGTCCAGCCTGTTAAACTTATTCCAAATACCAAGATTATCTACTATCTCTTTCCAATCTTTCTCAAAGTCAGTTAATTCTTTTGTACCAACATCAAAAACACGTGGAGGTACTCGCCAAACTGCATCGCAGGGGGCGTTGTTCACGCGCTTAGAAATACCTCCCCTAGAATATATATTCTCATAGTCCTGATAGGTTAAAACTTCTTTATAGCCTAATGCTTCATACAAGTCTCTATCGCCACCATATGACAAGCCAAGACCAGTGCTGTAGTTCATACGAGTAGTACGCACAGTATTTTGCAACATAGCTATCCTGCGAAAAGTAGCCATTATATCTTTTATGGGATCATTATTTTGTTCACTCATGTTTTTCTACTCTTTATCATAAGTCTTTTGAAATACTCTTAAGTTGCATCCTATGGCACTAAAAAACTGTTCCTCTAAATCTTTATCTATCTCACTACTGCATTTTTCACCTTTTATTTTATATTCGATAACACCTTTAGAATTAATCATAATCCATTCAATAGTATTAATGTTTATTAAATATCCATCACCGACATAGACAAATTGTTTACTCATTTCGACCATATCCCCACACGCCTACGTCCAATAGATACGACCATCTGTGCCGCAAGCCATTCATAAACATCTGCTAAACGATAATGATCTTCACCCTTAGTCCAAATGTATCTACGACCATCATCGTCGAGCCTGCGTACTGGGACCATCATCTGTTTATAAAAGTTTTCAACGTTAGCTGCACAGGCTGGCCACCTTACCATCCCGTTAAGGATGTCGGCTATAGAAGCATCCATAACACTTGTTCTGTTGGCTGTGATAATTGCATTCTTGGGCCATTTAAAAGTAAATCTCTCTATTTGATTTGGATTACCGAACCTACACAATGCTACCGACCAAGGGGTAGAATCTCTAAATTCTTGGGCTTTATGATGTTCTGGTTCAGAGTCAATAACTATAAAATTGGGGGATAACTTTCTACACAACTCACCCAACTCACCCCATGTTCCTACCGTTCCTATGTAGCAAGCCATCCTTTGACCATGATCTGTCAATATAGAGGCCTTGACATGAAGTACACCACCGATATCTACACCCATCACTACTTTATCCTGCTTGGAACGTATGGGCCATTTCAGCACAGATTTGTCAACACAGTTATCCAATGAACTAAGAGCCAATTGGCTGGTTTCTGGCTTGTAATAAAGGCCCAAATCAGAACCATAAAATATCTGCATCAGTGTATCATCGGCTAAGGCATCCACGTAATGATTGTAAATTTCCAATATATCAGCACTCGCTGTAAATAATTTACTGATGTGATATCCAACAATAGAAGATTCTGGTCTTGCTGCTACCCACTGGCCATGTCCAAGGCGATTAAAGGTCTTTCCGCAATAAATACATACCGGATGACCTTCCTCGCTTCTCAGTACGTCACCATCTACAAAGTTTTTCTCCCAGACTAAGGGCTGGGCTGTATTGCAGTGTTCACAATCCACCATCCACTCGTTACCAGTAGACTTCTCAAACAAAATATCTAAAGCATGCATCTCCCCAGGTCTGCGGGGGTTAGATATATGCCACATCACCTTCCTAGTCGATTCTGAAAGTCGATCTCGCACCAAAGGCAGATTCTCAGGATCACATAAGTCCCTCTCATCCACAATAGCAATATCTGCGGGGAACTCGGAGAATTCGGCAACTGTGTTTGATCCAACAAAATGAATAACTCCATTACCAAAATGCTTTAATCCAGTAGCATCTGATCCAGATGCTTTCTTTATCTGCCTATTATGCCACCTAGATCTATTTATTAGCATCGCCACTCGGTCACTAACAAATCTATTACGGGTAGTGTGGCCAGGGAGGGCGTAGAGCACATGCCATCCATGAGAAGCCTCTGTAAAAGCCTTACATAGAGCTATTTCACTTACCCCACATTGTACAGATTTCTGGATTACGATTTCTTTAGCATTTTCTTTAAGTATATCAATAAGATATGGCCTATTTCCCAACGACATAGCTTCTCCATGAGAGTTGAGATGATATTCTAAGTAGTTGGCAATAATAGGATATTCGTCATAAATAGTGTCTAGGTCTTCAATATCTACTCCCAACCATGCTGCTTTTTGATCTCGACTGATCTTTGACCTAGTAGATGTTTCCTTTTTAACATGGTGGGCAACAGAGAGCATAAACCTCTTACGCATCTTAACTAAAGGGTCATCAGGATTCTCTAAATTTACTGCATTTTCAATCATTTATGAGGCCTTGCTTGCTATTTTAGCCAAAACACGATTTACCGCAGCAGGATCATTTATTTCCTCGGCTACAACATTAGCCACTTCCTGCGCCATCTGCTCAATAATCTTTTCCTTAATTTTATCAGGTGGTAAATAACCTCTTTCAGCACCCTTATGGGTTAAAACAAACTGAGTAGCCCAATGCTGCCCATTTTCTAGTGCTTTTAAGAGATTATTTTCAGCAAGATCAAGCAATATTTCGGTTAAATCTCTGCGACAAGACAGTAAAAAGTCTTTAAGATCGGGATGTTCTGCGATATATTGTTGCAGTTCGGTGGGACTCCACTGAATAGCCTTCGCAACTTCTGTTACAAAGCCACGTTCAGCAGTAAGAAGCCTTTTCACATGCCCCAATTTCTCGGTTATATTTTGATTTCGGTTGGCAAATCCAAGAGGGCCAACTAACAGGGCATTTTTCATTTTTTCGATATCATTGCCCATTCTATCTAAATAACACAATAAGCGTTATTTGTCAAGCACTTTCGGCAACTATCTCAATAACTACTTGAAGTATAAGGGTAAAAAAATAATTTATTGTGTCAATTTTGACACAGATATGCTACATTTAGGTCGGATTAAGGAAAAAGATCGGGGGTTGTTCGTGATGGTAGCAGGGACGGGACTCGAACCCGCAATCTCTTGGATATGAACCAAGCACCTTACCAATTTGGCTACCCTGCACCAAAAACACGAAAACCTTCCAATATAGGAAGGCTTTCATGCTCTCATGAAGTACCCAAAAGGGAAAATGTGGCCACCAGCAGAAGTTGGGGAACTTGCCAGTGTCATAGTATGATATTAGCACACTAAAAGTGAGATGTCAAACAAAAAAGTCATTTTGGGCAAAAAAATATTATGTTTGACCGGAAAAGCACAAAATATGCTTGACATTTTACAGGGGATTATGTATAATAAATGTTAACAGCGGGCCGATGCGGGCTTGAACCGCCAATCTAGAACTTAGCAAGTTCTTGCTTTATCCGATTCAGCTATCGCCTCAAAGATTGGGCCATAGGCCGGGGGGACTTGCGTCCAATAAAATCCCCCGGCCTATTCCATTTCTATCAGCGCGCCAGCCGCTATGGCACTCGTTCTTCTTCTATGTATAGCTCGCCTCCTTCGGCTCATCATTATCATTGGCGATGAGCATCTGATTAAGCCTAAATTGCCACACCACGCTTTGCGGTTTCATCTTTTTTATAGTAACGCGTTCAATACAATTAGTGCTACAATTATACATGTGTAAGTAACTGATATCACTACAATTATGCATTTTATCAAAAAAAATACTTGACAAATAACTAGGCATCAGCTATCATGGTTGCATGGAGGATCCATATGGAAACAATACTTATAAAGATAGAAACGACACATCGCCAATAGATAATATTGAATACATGTAATGACAAAATAATAATTACCATTAGACGCAGCGCTCCATATTTAAATGACCAACTATCAATACAATTAACGCCAGATGATGCTAAGGCATTAATAGAAGATTTGACAGCAAGAATAGATAACATAGCTATAAGGATGGTAAATAATGCATTTGGGAAATAAAATATCAAAAAATAGAATTGAAGCAGGACTTTCACAGGCACAACTTGCCCACAAAATAGGCGTAGATGTCGGTACAATCTCTCGATGGGAACGAGATATAAATACACCACATCCTATAATGCTTGCCAAGCTTAAAAGAATTCTAGGGATAGAAATATGAAAACAATCAAAAAACTTATCGCTTTTTTTGTTAATCACCTTAATTCTATCATTGTAGCAAATAGAGAGGAGGTATAAAATGACAATTTATGGGGCAATAATCGTTACGCTAATTATGGTAATCAATTTTTTTATCCTTGTTGGTATATCTTTAATATACGATAAGCAAAAAAAGATAGAGAAAAATCTCGATGATCGAAATATCATATTACCTAAAACAGATTTACCAAAAATAACTAGAATACCTAAAAATAAGGAATAAAAATATGATAGAGAAATTAACACGAGAGCAAGAAGTCGATCTTAAAGAGTGGCATGATAAATATTTAAATATAGGATTAGGACGCTTACCGATTGACAAACAGGTCGCCGAGGGTGTAATTACATTATTTTATGAACGAATAAATCACCAGCGACCCCCATTTATATGGTGCGACTCGCCACTTGGAGTTAACGTGTTAATTAATATATTTAATAATTCTCTGTGGGCTTCTCTGGAGACTCCTTTGAGGGATTCTCTGAGGGCTTCTCTGGGGGCTTCTCTGAGGGATTCTCTGTGGGATTCTCTGGAGGATTCTCTGTGGGATTCTCTGGGGACTTCTCTGTGGGCTTCTCTGGAGGATTCTCTGGAGGATTCTCTGGAGACTCCTTTGAGGGATTCTCTGGAGGATTCTCTGGAGACTCCTTTGAGGGATTCTCTGGAGGATTCTCTGAGGGCTTCTCTGAGGGATTCTCTGAGGGATTCTCTGGAGGATTCTCTGGAGACTCCTTTGAGGGATTCTCTGAGGGCTTCTCTGTGGGCTTCTCTGAGGGATTCTCTGGAGGATTCTCTGAGGGCTTCTTTAGGTGGGAGAAATTTAAAATATTATCATACTAATTTGTGGGGACAATGTGATTTATATTGGATAGCCTTTTATAAATTTTGTGGACATATTGGAGTCAACTACGATAAAGACAAACAACAATTACTAAATGAATGGGATAAGTTATCTCAAAATACATTCTTTTGGTATCCATATAAACACATTTGCTTGTGCTCAAAACCACCAACAAATATAATAATGTTGCCAGATAATAGAACATTACACGCTGACGGAATGCCAGCAATATCGTTCGCCGATGGATGGGATTTATATTATCTTAACGGTATTAAGATACCAAAATGGCTATCCATGACTCCTGCACAAGACATAGATGTAAAAGAACTATTAAAAATAAAAAATGTTGATATTCGTAGAGAGTTTGTTAGAAAGGTGGGTATTAATAGAATACTTAATACAATTGCTACCGAGATAGTAGATAAGTCCGGGACATATGAACTTCTGCTGCTGAAACTGCAAGATGGTCGTGAAAGACCATATCTTAAAATGCTTAATCCATCCATCGGCACATGGCATATAGAGGGTGTACATCCAGATTGTAAAACAGTAGAGCAGGCATTAAATTTCCGTAATGGGACAAATGAACAACCAATAATTTTAACTTAAGGAGGAAAATATGTTTTATCAACAAGGTGATGTTTTATTGAAAGCGGTAAATGAGATTCCTGGCGATGTACAAGATCAGAAAACTGACGTACTAGTAATGGGAGAATCAACAGGTCATGCACACAGAGTGACTAGTGGTGATTATAAGATAGTACGCAACGCAGCAGTCATGTATTTGTTGGCTTATACTATCGTAAAAATACAACACGAGGAGCACGATATCATTGAGTTACCACCTGGTACATATTTGGTAGACCAAGTAAAAGAATACGACCACTTTGCAAAAGAAGTGCGCACGGTAGTTGATTAGAAAGAGAAAGAAGCATGAGGGTGTTTTATTGTAATGATGTGGAGGGTGGTGGTCGCCCAGGATGTAGTAGTGCTATAGTTGTAGCAGAAAATATTGAACAGGCAGAAGATTTATTAATAAAAGAAATATATAAAATTAAACAAGACAATAAAAATATAAATCAAGATTGGATTTTTAATGGTAAGTTTGTCGAAATAGACACAGCATTCCAATCGGTTCTTCTTGAAGAAGGATATTTTTAACATAAATAATGAATAATAGCCAAAAATGACTAATGAGTTTCCATTATTGGGAGGTTATAACATGAAAAATTAATAAGGCGAGGATAGGTGGAGAAGGTAGATGATCCTATCCCTGGAGTTAGGGCAAAGACTTTTAAGCGATGCAATGAGGAACAATAAAAATGGATATAAGAATAAGATATGAGTGTAAAGATTGCAAGGGAACAGGTGTAACTACCCTATCCGTTTGGGACGAATTTCATAAACTTGGTGTGAGTAAATGGCCACATGAAAAAGTGCTGGAATGGCTGGAAAGTCATGGAGCATCTATTTTCGATGATCTTGGCCCGGAAGAAGTGTTGTGCGATTCATGTTGTGGAACAGGTTTCTGCTATGGATGGTTAAATCTGCAAGACAATTTAAGTATTGAGTGGGATTAATAAATGTTATAGGAGTCAATTATGGGTAACATTTGGTATTTTGATTGTAAGCGATGCAGGGAACGTGCTAATTGGGAAGGAGATCGGGGGAAAGCCGTGATAGCATCTATGGACTTAACTGAAGAAGTGGTTGAATGTCCAATATGTGGAACGAAATATTATTTACTTCTTAAGTTAGTCCCGGTAGAAAAAACAGAAGAAGAAATCGGAGATGCCTTGTATGCCGCTGAGTCGGAATTGAGAGATTTTTTTGAAAAAAAGGAAGGAACAGAATAATGGAAAAACAGGACATAGAATTAATAAAGAAAGCTAGGGATCATGCATCAAAAATAAATAAAGGCAGATTTTCAAAAGATGCATGTGATATGGTGGACTTTGCTAGGCACCTTACTTATCGAATGGAAGCTATTGATGTTGACCATATAAAGGAAATAACGAATATTAGGATTGAATTAGAACAAGAGAAGTTGAAGCAATCTCGTGCACATCAAGAAAAAGAGGGAGTAGAAATACAATATGGTATGTCTTTATACTGCAACCAATTACTTTTTAAGCAGCTAGAAGAAAAAGACAAACAGATAAAAAAATTAGAGGTCGAAATTGCTCTAATGGAACGCTTAAGATGCTTGCAGGAATAAGCAATGAATATTATCAAGTGGAAGAATGTTATTTATATGAGTAAAATATTTTTGCGGGGGGCAAAAGAAATTTTAATAAAAGACGGTACGATTTCTATAACGAGAGACGTAATAGAAGTTGTCTGCAAGGACGATGATATGCCGCCCGCTCCAATATACCGCTGGCCGGGACGATTACTTGTCCATATAGCATGGTGGGCAGAATGGTTTTATGGTTATGACTATGATTCATTTACAGAGTGCAACCGCTGTGGCGAAGAAAGATGGTGTATTTATTGTAACGATCCATACATAAACGAACTATGTCCAGATGAAGACAATCCAGAAACATACTGGTGCAAGGCTTGTTTTGAACAGCGCGCTGGTGATATATAAAGAGGTTAATAATGATAATCCACAATGTAAGATTAGGTTTCGCTACTAACAGCAGTAGCGCTCATTCAATTGTAATATGGCCTACTGACGATATTCCAGAACAAAATTATTTTATAGATATAAATTCTGAATTTGGTCGTGAGAAATTTGTGCTCTCGTCTGAATTTTTCAAACTAGACTATTTATCACAAATGTTGGCCGAGACTTTAAAGTCACAGGAGATAGATGACGATCTAATCATACCAATAATTGAGTCATGGATTGGACATTATGATAAAGAAGGCTACATAGATCACCAGTCATTATTCTATCTACCACATAAAAGAATTGGCAGGGGGATAGATATAAAATTTTATGAGGAATTTAAAAAATTCCTATTGAACAAAAATGTAATTATTATCGGCGGCAGTGATGAAGACTATCCATATGTTTGGGATGATCCTGATTTTCATGTCATGAATTTATGGAGAATTAACTCATATCCTAGCGTTGTAGCCCGTAAAGACGAGGTATATGGTTATTGGACGTTATTTAATAAAAATAACGGCACTAAAATAAGACTGTCTCTTAATCCTCAAGACTACAGCATAAAAACAAAGAAACAAACTAATTTTACAAATTTTATTATACAGACAAAAGAACTAAGCCAGAATATCTCTGAATTTTGTTTGAACAAGTATAATAAAGATTGCAAGAGTAGGTGGTATAAACTAGCTAAACTATTTCGCATTAAACATAAATTTTGGTACGATTATAAAGGAATAGAGCATTTCACCGTCACTAAAAGTTCTGCTCCTGAATTGATAGATTTAAAAATAACCAATAAGTGCGATAGGGGTTGTGATTATTGTTATCAATCCTCTACCCACGATGGAAAACATGCTGACTATAATTTCATTGAAACCATCATACGAGCATTAAAAGATTTGGAAGTATTCGAGATAGCTCTTGGTGGTGGAGAACCTATGGGTCATTCAAAATTTATTAATATGTTATGGACATGTAAATATTATGGTATAGTACCAAATTTCTCCACAAGAAAGATAGATTGGTTATGTAATCAGAAATTGGCCAAAAAAATATTTGATAATATTGGTGGGGTAGCTTTTTCCGTAGACACTGGTAGTGATGTAGATAGAATTGTCGCCATCTTGAACGAAATTTATATACCAGATAACGTAGAAATATCATTTCAGACAATAGCTTTATATAGTGCTATTGATGTCATTAAGGCTATCAATTATCATAAAAATATAAAACAAGAACCATATTACAAAGACATAAATCTTACTTTTTTAGGCTTTAAGCCAGTGGGTAGGGCTAAATTAATGCAAGATGTAGATTATATAGAACAAGAGGCAGAGCTTTTTGAATGGATAAAAGAAAACAAGCCTTCACTTTCAAGGATATCGATTGATACTACATTAGCAAATAGGAATGAACAGGCCTTAAAAGAGTTGGATATTTGGGAAGGTCTTTATGATACCAAAGATGGAGCATTTTCCATGTATATAGATGCTGTAAACGGAACCATGCATAAAGCATCTTATGATGAATCAGAAGGAGTTTGTATTGATACAGACGAGCCAATTGCAGATCAAATAAGGAAATTTTTTAAAGGAGAAATAAAATGAATAGAATAGAATTGGCCGAACAGGTCAGCAAGGCGTTAACCGAGTGTGACATTGACTGCGATGGTCCTCACATAGTCGTGCTCCATCGGGGGTGGATATTTAAAGGAAATCTGAGATTTAACGAGGAAGACGGCAAATACGTTCTTGTCGATGCCTGCAATGTTCGGAAATGGTCTAGTGGCGGCTTCGGTGGTCTAACCCAGGGGGCGAAATCTTCTCAGGCCACGCTTGATAAATGCAATCCCCTACAGTTCGATCCCGCGGCGATGATCTTCTGCGTTCCAGTAGAATCAGACTGGGAAAATAAATAATGGCTGGCGATGGCTATGGCGATGGCTATGGCTATGGCGATGGCTATGGCAATGGCTATGGCTATGGCGATGGCTATGGCTATGGCGCTGGCTATGGCTATGGCTATGGCTATGTCGATGGCGCTGGCTATGGCTATGGCGCTGGGGCTGGCTATGGCGCTGGCTATGACGCTGGGGCTGGCTATGGCGCTGGCGCTGGCGCTGGGAAAAAAAGTTTTATTATAGAAGAAGCTAATATCTAAAACACTAGGCAGTGGAGAGTGATAATAAAGCTTCTGAATAATATAATAAAGGCAGAAGAAAGTGGAATCAGAAATAAAGGCGATAGCCGCAACTAAAGTAATCCGACTAAATAACTGGCATATAATAGCGCTGAGCGTGCTCCAAGTCGCCGTAGGCGTGCTTATTGGTCTGGTGATAGACTGTGGCATAGAAAAAGCTCTGGAAGTCCACAGAATAGACCAGGGGATGATCTATGATATGATGCAAGAACAACGGGAGATTAATCGAGCTATAGAAATCCTGTACGACACAAACAATGAATTGTTTAGAGATCGACATAAGGCAAAACTTGAGGCTATGGAGATAAAAAGAAAAGGGTATTAGTGGTCAAGGCGAAGACATATTATGTGATCCATCAATATGATGGCATTGTATGGGAAGGCGTAGCAACAGATAGATGGGAAGCTATCAGGTGCTGGTTGGTAGAGGTTGCATACGGAGAAGATGCATTGTATTTCAATCGCGAAGAACTAAAATATTGGTTTGAGCACGAACAGGACTATGGAAAAGTAGTTATTACCACTAAAGATCCACGCTCAAAATACAAAAGATGATAAAAAA